AGCGGAGATGGCAGGCTATTCTGAGAAAGCCTCCAAACAGAAGGGATGGACTCTTAAAAAACAATTCGCTGATGAAATAGCCGAAAAGACTAGGGAGATGATGGCAGATGGTATACCCGGAGTCCTGTCTAAACTCCACGAATTGATAAATGAGGCTGCCTCTGAAGCCGTTAAGCTGGGAGCAATCAAAGACTTCTTGGACAGAGCAGGGTTAAAACCTGTCGATAAAGTGGAGCAGAAAGTCTCCCACGTCGAGAGTGCTTCCCTTGATGAACTGAAGCGAGAACTTGAGGCTTTGACTGGCTCTTCGGAGCCTGAGGAACTACCATCAAGGCTGAACTAGACAATGGCTCATTCTATTCTTGGGGATGATAGGGATAGGGATAACCTATTTGATTTCGATAGGAAAAAATTCCTCCATGATTACCCTGGTCGAGTTGTAGATGAGGTAACAGAAGCCCTCAGTCTGATTGAAGACCAGAAGACCCGATTGTTAGGGGCTTCACGGTTGGCTACCGCACCGTTTGCACCATTCTTTCAAACAGCCTACAGACAGGCTGGGGATGTCCTGGCTCCGTTCGTAAATCGTCAGCAACAGGCATTTATAGATATTCAGAACCAGTTTGCAGAACAGCAGGGATTACCTCGAAGAGAGCATGAACCCATAACAGGAGAACAGCTTGCAGCGCCTATCGCAGCAGCAGGCTCACTTCTAAGAGGAAAGTTCCCAACTTGGTTCTCTCCTGCAAGAAGGGCTGTAACCACAGCACCGCAACAAAAAGGTGATCTAAACTACTGGTTAGGACGTATCAAGAAAGAAAAGGGCGGTACATCAGAAGCCAAACAACTAGGCTTAGTATCGACCCAAGGGGAAGCCACTGAGTCCTTACTGAGTGCTGCCCCAGGAACCCTGACCAAAGAAGAGGCTCTGAGTCTAATCGAGCCGATTGAATTGGAAGAGACTGTTCTTGGTATAAGCCATGTTCCTACAAATCCAACTCTACTTGATGCAAAAGAGTTTTTTGGTATTACTGATGAAGATTGGGGTGAGCTAACTCCGTATCAACAACAATCATATGTTGGTGAAATTCTGGAGGGTGGGCCACATATACGAACACAAGATAATACCGAATACGCTAGTAATGCAACCCTAAATCTTCCGGGTGGCACAAATCCAAGAGAAATTCTTATACAGTTACCTACGTGGCAGGAACTACAGAATTATATGCCATATCCAAATATTGAAGATGGCACTGTGGAGAAAATTGCAGAAATATTCCCTGCAACTCCAAGCAGAAATGCTGTTAGTGAGTATGCAGTGTACGATCCTAAAGGAAATAGAGTTTGGCAGGGTCCGAGTAATAGTTCTGAAAATGCGATGAATGATGCTGTAAATTCCTATGAGTCTAAGTGGCGAAAAGAGGGTGCTTTTACTGGTGGTCATTACGGAAGCAACCATCCAAATGTTTTAGGACATATACGCCTCTGGGATCATATGATTGGTGGTAAGAAATCCTTACATTCAGATGAATACCAACTTGATTGGTGGCAGGGGGCTGAGAGAGCAAGGCGAGCTAGGATAAGAGTTGTTGGGCATCAAGAGGGGATTTCTCGTAGGGAAGCTGCTAAATTGGTTCCTAAAGATTACGGTTATAACATACCTTCGGAACTTATAAATACAATAAGAAATAATTATCTTGCTGTTTCAACGGAACCTAGTCTTTGGTCAAGAGAGAAGCTAAGTCAGGCTGGAGTTCCAACGGAGTTAATCAATCAATGGTGGGATGAAAGGATGGGCCCTGGTACTGCCCGTGTACCAAATGAGCCATATAAAGAGAAGGGTTGGGATTTACTGTTCAAGCGTCATTTTATGGAAGCGATCCGTGATCCTTCTATTGAAAGAATAACTTGGACTACTGGGGATGTGCAGGCTGACAGGTATGATCTGTCTAATACAATTGATAGTATTGATGTTAGGTTAATGCGTGCCCCAGGTAGTGGGCGTGTATCAGCTAACCTTTATTATGAATTGAGGATAGTAGGAAAGGATGGGGGGAGTGATGATACTATTCAAGTATTGCCAAATCAATTAGAAGACCATGTTGGTAAGGATTTAGCCGATAGGATAATGAACGAGGTAGTGGGAGAGAAGACATACGAAGGATTGGATTTAGAAATAGGTGGGGAGTTCCTGAAATTAGTATATCAAAATAAAGCTCCGCAATTTTTTAAGGAGTTCTTGAAACCTTGGGATGTCACTCCAAAAGAAATTCAATTCGATGAGTCTAGTCCACCTTACGCTGTGTGGGATACTGGGGAGGGTGGTGGTATAGTTAGACCAGTCTCATCAAGAGCAGAGGGCCAAGCCTACATAGAAGAGGTATTGGGGGAGGCTGTTCGAGAAGGTTGGGATACTTTTGAAGTAATCGAATTAGATGCTCCTAAGGTTTGGTACATCGACATCACACCCGAAATGAGAGAGACATACTCAGAAGGTGTACCCTTAGCCATGCGAGAAGACGAGGAAGGACTTTTGGGGAGATATGCTTAAATGCCCATTCAACGGTGTACGCTAAAAGGCGGTAAAAAGGGATGGAAATACGGAAAATCTGGGAAATGCTATGCAACTAGGTCAGGCGCTGAACGTCAAGCCAAAGCGATCCACGCCAGTGGCTACAAGGAAAGAACTAGAGCAGGCAGTAGAAATCGCTAGGGAGATACGAACCCGTGAACGCTTCAACAAGCTCGACTTCTATGACCCCTACCCTTACCAGCTAAACTTCCACAAAACAGGCTCAGAGGCCAACCAGAGGCTTCTGATGGCTGCTAACCGCATAGGTAAGTCCTATTGCGGGGCTGCTGAGATGGCCTACCATGTAACAGGACTCTATCCTAAGTGGTGGGAAGGTCGAAGATACCGACAGCCAATTATCGCGTGGGCTGGAGGTGTCTCAAATGAAACGACACGCGACATTGTTCAATATGAACTATTGGGTTCCCCCGATGACCCAGAAGCCTTTGGGTCCGGTGCTATACCGAGAAATCTAATAATAAAGACCGAGAGGAAGCCTGGGGTTCCAAACGCAAAGAGCGTAGCTCTAATTAAACACGTTTCCGGTGGGAACTCCTCTTTATTCTTCAAAGCCTATGAGATGGGCCAGGAGAAGTGGCAGGGAAGAAGTGTAGATTGTATCTGGTTAGATGAAGAGCCGAGCAGGGAAATATATTCTCAAGCCGTTACTAGAACTCTTGATCGTAAGGGTATGATTTATATGACTTTTACCCCGGAGCAAGGGATGACAGAAACGGTCGCATCCTTTATGAACAACCTCCAATCTGGGCAGTCCCTAACCAATGCTACATGGGATGACGCCTCAGAGAAAATCTTCTCCCAGAGTGGAGAAAGAGGCCACCTCTCAGAAGTCGTAATGGAACAGATTCTTTCCTCGTATTCGCCTCACGAAAGGGAGATGAGAAAGAACGGCAGACCTTCTATTGGTTCAGGATTGGTCTTCCCGCTAGGGGAGGAGAAGGTCATGGTCGAGCCGATGGAGATACAGTCACATTGGCCGAGGATCGCTGCAATAGACTTCGGATGGGACCATCCTACGGCAGTTGTATGGTGTGCAATAAACACAGAAGAAGAGATATTTTACGTCTATGATTGCTATAGGGCTTCTAAAGCAAGCCCATCCGTCCATTCGGCAGTCATACGCACAAGACCACATTTTATACCCATTGCTTACCCGCATGACGGAAACAGAAGGGACAGTATGGGAAATCCAGGTTTAGCCGATCAATACAGAAATATGGGTTGTAATTTCCTTCTGGAACATTTCACCAACCCCCCAGCATTGGGAAGCAACAAAGGCTCTAACTCGATTGAGGAAGGCTTGATGGCTATGCTCCAAGCAGTAGAGGCTGGTAAATTCAAAGTGTTCTCTACTCTCTCAGATTGGTTCGAGGAGTTCAGGATGTACCATAGGAAAGATAACAAGGTAGTTCCTTTAAGAGATGACCTCATGTCTGCAACAAGGTACGCCTTTCAATCTCAACGCTTTGCAGTTGCAGGGGAAGACCCCACATGGACGCAAGACGTTGAATACAGGAACTACGGAATTATTTAATGGCTCAAAAAATTACTGAAGAAGAACTGGTAACTAGGATACGGGGAGAAATCACCGATTCCCTTGGTTACATGGGAGATACGATCTCCAAGCAGAGAGAGTCTGCTATGCAGTATTACTATGGCCTTCCCTTTGGAAATGAAGTGGATGGGCGTAGCCAATTTGTAGACTCTACAGTTCAGGATACCATTGAATGGATTAAGCCCTCCTTGATGCGAGTATTTGCCTCCGGGGATGAAATGGTAAAATTTAATCCTCATGGTCCCGAAGATGTTGCTATGGCAGAACAAGCCACGGACTATGTGAACTATGTGTTTACTAAAGATAATCCGGGTTGGGAAATTCTGTACTCCTGGTTCACTGATGCTTTGCTATCCAAGAATGGCATAGTCAAGGTATGGTGGGATGAGTACGAAGATAGCCAGAGGGAGGAGTACAGGGGTTTAGATGAAATTTCTTTTACCGCCCTTGTGAGCGTTGATGATGTTGAAGTAATTGAACATACCGAGTATGAAGAGTACGGCTCTCCTGTGCATGATGTCGTTATAAAACGTAGTGCGTATAATGGTAAGATAAAGATTGAAAACATTCCACCTTCTGAATTCCTTATTAGTCGAGAGGCCAAAGATATACAAGAAGCTAGGTTTGTTTGCCACAGGGTTCTTAAAACTCTATCAGAACTCAGGGAAATGTACCCCGATCAAGACATTGAGATAGAAGACCTTGGCGGTGCAGATGACGACATGGCAGACTTTTCTGGTGAACGCCTAGAGCGTTACCAGTTTGATAAATCAGCCCGATATTGGGAGGGCTGGGGTGGTGACGCCACCTATGGAGAGGAAGGCTTACGAACGTACTGGTTGCATGAGTCCTTCCTGAAAACAGATTACAATAATGACGGAATCACAGAACTCCGTAAAATATGCACAGTGGGTTCTACGGTTTTAGCTAACGAAGAGATAGACTCTATTCCCTTTGTTTCTATTACACCGATTAAGATTCCGCATAAGTTCTTTGGTTTATCCATTGCAGATTTGGTGATGGACTTACAGTTGATGAAGTCCACACTAATGCGCAACCTCATGGATAATATGTACAACCAGAACTTTGGACGATATGCCGTACTAGAGGGGCAGGCGAATCTCGATGACCTACTCACCCAGCGCCCTGGTGGGGTAGTGAGAGTTAAATCCCCCAACGCCGTAATGCCCCTCAACACTCCTGCTTTAGAACCCTACTCCTTCCAGATGCTTGAATACTTGGATGGGGTAAGGGAATCACGAGCAGGTGTATCGAGGATGTCTCAGGGTATGAATGAGAACGCCCTGACATCACATACCACCGCAACCGCCGTTAATGCAGTTATGACGGCTGCTCAAAGTCGTGTAGAACTCATTGCTAGGAACTTTGCAGAGACTGGCGTAAAGGACTTAATGATAACGATATATGAACTTCTCCTTAAAAACCAAGACAAAGAAAGAGTGGTTAAGTTACGCAATGAGTGGATTCCGGTACGTCCTGACGTTTGGAATGACAAGTATGATTGCACTGTCTCTGTGGCTTTAGGAAATGGAAATAAAGACCAGCAGATGATGCATCTGTCACAAATGATTCAGTTCGCAGCGGAAGCAATGAAAGGTGGTTTAAGTATCGTAAACGAACAGAACATCTACAATCTTGGGGCAGCCTTGGTGAAGGCTATGGGCTTCCAGAATGTAAACGACTTCCTCACCGATCCTTCTATGGTGCCTCCACAACAGAAACAACCTACACCTAAGGAGCAGGCTGATTTGTTAGAGGCTCAAGTTAAACAACAGGAACTTGAAATCAAGGCCGCAGAAGTTCAGATCAAGGCTCAGAAGATTCAACAGGAATACCAGAAACTAGCGGTAGACTCACAGTTGAAAGTGGAAGAGTTAAACCTTGAACGAGAACAGAACAGGGCCGTAGCTATAGGCGCAACATAAATGGATAATGACGAGAGGGAGCGAAGGGCTAACGGCCTTTTGCATGACCCGCTGTTTAATGAGATGTTCGAGGTACTGAGAAAAGATTTAATGAATCGTTGGGAATCCAGCGGTTCGACAGAGTTGGAGGCCAGAGAATCAATCTGGCTTGCGATGAGACTGCTTGATAGGCTTTATGGTCATATACAGTCCATAGTTGAAACTG